AGTCGGAGCGCGCGGCCCGCCAACATCCACGTAGGCGTTACGTCCCAGCTCCGCGATGCCTACGCTGCTAGTGACGACCGCGTCTTGCGCAGCTAGATTTTTGTGGCCTAAGATCGGCGTATCCACAGTAGCGCCTGCGCGCGCGTCACGCGGGAGCAACTGATCGGACACAGCGGCGTCCACAGTGGGCGCGCCAACAGCAGTTGCAGCGGCAACGCTGGCGGCAACTAGCGAGCCGACTCCCGTCGTCGGTGCGTCCACGCCAGCAAGTGCCGCCACCTCGGTGCTGGTCAATGTGTCCGTGCCGCCGGCTGCTGCGTATTCGAACGCGCCGATGTCGTAGGTGCCGCTGCGCGTTGTGCCGGCGATATCCGTAGTGACGCCAAAGCCGCTGAGGTCCGTACCAACATCGATGGCAGGTGATCCGGCTACTAGCGAAAAGTCAAAGTTCGCTGCATCAGAGAACACAGCAGCTTCCGCGTATCCGCTCAAATCCTCAAACGGGTTTACGTGGTAGGCCGCCGTCTGGCCCGTGTTGCCGTCGCCCTGGCTGTCTCCCGTGTAGGTTATCTGCGTTCCTCCCGCAGATCCATCCCCCCAGCGTACAGCGTTGTACACAGAGGTAGCTGCACCCCACAGCACGCAGTTTGCCATGTGCCAATTGCTGCCGCCACTTGTGTTCGACCGCAAGAGCGCGCTTCCCACGCCGTAGATAGTGCAGTTCAAGATACGGACAGTCACGCCGGTCGTATCCGCGTCGGCTACCGCTAGTGTGCGGTCGCCTCCGTACAGCACGCAGTTGCGAACAAGCAGCGTGCCAGTGCAGGCGCTAGCAGTTGACAGCGTCAACGCCGAAGAGCCGTACCCGTACCCAGTCAACCTGCCCTTCAAAAAGCAGCGATCCAGATACCAGCCGATACTTGTCGCGCTATCGTTACCGGTGCCTACGCAGTACGTGAAACCAGCCGTGCCAGTGTTCTCTACTTGGAGATTGCGCAGATACACGTGGTTGTTGCCAAGCACCATCCCAGTGCCAGACGTAACTGAAATTCTGTAGGCGCTGGTTGACCATACGCCGCCAGTCGTGTCCGCGCTCTCGACGATCACGTACTCAGAGGCGCTCGTCGTATAGCTGGAGAGGCTGACGCCCGCTTTATCTGCTGCGCCGGCTGACGCACGGCACAGGTAGTGGTGGATCTCGTCAGATCCAGTAGCCAGCGTGATGTCTCCAGCTCGCGCGGTAACCGCTGTGGACAGCGACGTGTAGGCGTCGGCCCAGCTTGTACCGTTCGCTGCGCCGGAAGCCCCCGTATCAACGTAGATGGTTACCGTGGTGGCCATAGCTACGAAGTCGGGTCGTTGATCTCCACGTCAAACGCGGTCAACGTGAACGTGTTGCCAGCCGTCACAGAAGCACTCGCGGACAGCGCCTGGGTCACAAGCAGCCTGCTGCTGTTCGTGTCCACGATAGCGAAATGGGTAGCCGTTCCAGTCGCGGTCACGTCGCCGTCGTTGATCGCGGAGACGGTGACTTTCCTGCCGCTAACGTCACCAGCAGCCGGTCCAGTGACCGTGATGATGTTCTTGTCACCTAGCGTGTAGGTGCTGGTCGCCTGCGCGTAGGTCGTCGGCTGCTGCGAGCAGATGTGCAGATCGCAGTAGGTGAGGTCAGCCAGGGCTTTCAGGCCGGCGTCCAGACCGTCGTCGAAGATGTCGTCATGAATGGTCGCGGGCATGGTTACACTCCCTTAGTGCTTGCTGTCGTGTTTTGTCGAAGAGATTTCGACACTGGACTATTCGCATTCCGCAGCTCACTCGCCACGACGCGGCCTGCCTGCTTCATCACTGTCTCTTCAGCGATGAGCCGCACTTCGCTCTCGGAGATCGACTCTGCGCGCACCGTGACTCCAGGCGCGTTATTGTTGATAACCACGCTGGGCACGATGCCTTTGCCGCTGTTCATGGCCTCAAGGACAGCCCTGTTCTTCGCGGTTGCTCTGGCGTTGACAACGAACTCCTGCCCGTGAACAAGGCCAGCCACGTCAGTTTTAGCCATATCGCCAGTGTAACCGCCACTAGCAAACATCTCGACACTGTTGCCAGTCATTGGGTTGCCAAATGGATCGCTGAAGGATGTCGGCAGGCCGCCGGGAGAAGGCGGTCCTTGCACGGGGCCGGGCTGAAGCCCCGCCCACTGCCTGAGAATACCAACGATCAGCAACTGCGCAGCGAGGGCAACCAGTGCGCTTATCATCTGCCTGATAATCTCCCGGAATAAGTCAGCGAAATCCATCTTTTCGCCAAACACAACCCACTGCGCGACGAGATCGCCAGTACCTTGTGTCAGCGCGTCCAACGACTGTACGCCGATATCCGCCATGTTCTGTAATGTGTTGCCAGCTCTAGCGATGTAATCGAGCATAACCAGCTCAAGCACGTCGCCAAGCGCCGTCATCCCGTTGGTGTACTTCTCTGTCTCCATCCTAAGCGCGAGCATTTCCGCGCGAATGCCGGCCAAGCTCTGCGTGTACGCGTCTGTATTCAAAGCACCAGAATAAAACAGCGTGTGCAGCGCCGCCTCTTCGACTTCAAGCGCAGCGCGCGTTGACTGCACAGAAGCTAGTATCTGGTCTATCGCCTCATTGCGCGCAACGCTCGCGTTGTACTCCGCAAGCTGATCGTCAGTCATGTTTAGCTCGCGTCGAAGCCGTTCGACTTCTTCGGTTGCCACTGCTAACGCGCGCGCGTACCCAGGCAATCCAGTCTGTTCGAGCAGCTCCGCAAGCGACTCCTGCGCAAGTATGGCGTCCTCTAGACTACCCTCGTGGGTGGCACGCGCGTTCGCCAGTGCTTTCTCCGCCGCCGTTTGCTCATTGGTCACACCATTGAGCCTGTCTAGCTGCGCCTGGTACTCTGCCAGTAGCCGTACAGCGTCCTCCGGCACAATCTCGCCAGCATCGCGCATCTTTTTCGTCGTTTCTACCAGATCCGTAAGGTGCTGGCGCGCGTCTACGGTCTTGCTTAGTACTTCGTTTCGAGCGTTCTCAAGCGCAGTATTACGCGCAACATTCGCGTTGTACGCCGCAAGCTCATCGTCAGTCATGGTAAGCTCGCGCCGCAGCCGTGCGACCTCGTCGGTTGCCGCTTTTAACGCGCGTGCGTATCCCGGCAACCCAGTCTCGTTGTACAACGCCTCAAGCGACTCCTGCTCTACGATGGCACTTTCCAGTGCGCCTTGATGGCTCATGTACCCAGAAACGAGCGCGCTTTCGAGAGCAGCTTGGTCCGCCATTCGTGTTGCCAGTCGCGCAATCGCCGCCGCCAACTGGTCCGTCATCTTTAGTTGGCCGCTTTTGGCCGCTTTAGTCAGCTCCGCGACGTAGGCCTCCTCGCGCTCTGCCTTTACCAGCTCTTCTACGGACTTTTTCTGCGACAAAAGAAGATCAATCTGCCCCTGCTCAAAAAGATACGCGTCAGCACCATCTTTGCCGTGCAGATCAACCAGGAGCTTGCGTTTTCGCACCGCGATCCTAGCTTGTAGATCGGCTTCTCGCGCGGCTGCTATTTGCTTGGCGATCTTCCCAGTAGCAAGATCAGTTTCGAACTGCAACGCTTGCATTCGAGACTCGTACCTACGCGCAGCCTCAGCAGTTCCGTCTATCTCCCGCTGAATACGCGCGAACATATGACCTACTTCAGAGCCAGCCTTCGCAGCCAGGTACACAAGTCCGGTCATTATGGCGGCAGCGCCAGCAGCAGTACCAGCAATCGTCGTAACAGCACCAGCAAGCCATGTACCAAGCATCCACAGCAGCTTGCCAATGCCGGCTGTTGCAAGCAATCCCAAGGCAACGGAAATTTTATCCGCGTGGTCGGCTAAAGCGCCCAGTGCGACTGCTAGCCTCTCTGTGGCCTTCAGCGAAGTGTTTAGCTCGCCAAACGCCAATGTGAAGTTGGTCTTAAGTCTCTCCAACGAATGCCCAAGCGTGACCGTAGTCAGATCCAGCTTTTCCAGCGCCTCGTCGCCACGCGAGAACGCTCTGAACATGATATCCGCAGTAATCTTGCCCTGAGGTGCCAGCGCGACTAGCTCGTGCCTGAACACGCCCATCTCTGCGGCGACCAGGTCCATCAGCAAACCCGCGTTCTCCATCATCGAGCGGAATTCGTCGCCATCGGACTTGCCCTTGCTGAACGACTGCGAAAGCTGCCGGAGTGCCGCCGTTGTTTCCTGCGTATCAGCACCACTAGCGACCATAGCTGCGTTCACGTTCCTAACGACAGCTTCAACCTCTTCTCCAGTGACGTTCATGTGCTGCATGGCCAGCGATACGCGCTGGTACAACTTCACGGTTGGTTCGATGGCAGTTCTAGTGCGGTTAGCAAGCGCAGCGAGGTTCCGCAACTTATCCGCCGCAGCCTCAGCCGTGCCCTCGACGATGATGAGTTTGTTAGTCAACTCAGTGTACGCATCGGCAATCGTCAGTATTCTGTCTGCCGCAGCCGCCGCGAAATAGACCAAGAACATAGTGCGAAGAGCAGCGCCAAGCGACAGGCTAGCTTTTTGTGCGGTGCCCGCTGCGACCGCGTACCCATTTAACGCGCTGCTCGCCGTGTTAACGCCACCAGCAAGAGCCTTGGCCTCCTGCGCAGTAACACCTAGCGGGTTGCCGTAAGTCGAAGGTTGCCGTAGCCCGCCCATTCCTGGAAGCGCAGCAGCGGCAGTGTTCGCGGTAAGCGCGGAGCTGTTAGCTTGTACTGCTGCTGTGCTAGCTCTGTAAGCCGCAGCAGTTCGTGTCGCGCTAGCAGCCAAGGCGTCATTCGCTTTTGCCGCACTCGTGGTGGTTGTTGCGTGCTTGGCTAGTAGCGGCGCAACTCCCTTCAACACGGAAGCAAGCGTAGCTGACGCTCTCGACAAGTCAGTGAACTGCGCAACAACTGGTCGCGCAAGATCGCCAGTAGACAGCAACGCTGGCCGGACTACGGCGGTCGCGCGCGAAAGCTCGCGCAAGCCGGCAGCCGCAGTGAACGATTTCTTGGCGATTTGATCGAGCTTCTGCGCGATGCTAGTCGGCACCCTGTCAACTACGAGGATTTCTATGCGCTCTTGCACTACACCTTCCTCCCCATAGCCGTACCGACAACCTGTGGCAGCCTGGCGCGCCACCGCGACAACGCGCTTACAAATGTCTCTGCGATCCATCCAGCCGGCGCTTGCAGCGACTTACCGAGATTAAGCTCGATGATATAGTCAACATTGTTCTGGATAAACATCGGCGTGTTCGGCAACGTGCTGCCAATACGCGACTGCGCGCGCGCCAGTTCTTGCGTCATCGCGAAAGACGCCGGTTCCGTGAGGCTGTCAACCCCAGGAAAATGCGCTGGAATATCCTCTAGCACAGGCGCGCCGTTTGTGATCACCCAGTTAGACAGGGCTTTTGTGGTGTCCACCGGAGTCCACGTAGCCTCTGCCACGACAATGGAGTACCCAAGATCACCCTTTGCGGCAGCGCCGACACGCGGTGCACGGGCGCTCATTTTAGTCATGCGCCGTGCAAAGGCTCGAAGCGCCCTACTGCTTCTTGTGTCGGCCACTGCTCTTCTCCAGCTTCGCCGCTTGATGCCGCAAATACGCGCCGTCTACCCGCCGTAGTATATCACTGAGGTCGGACAGGTCAAATCCGTACTCGTGTGCATAGCGGCGTATCGACGACCACGGGATCGGCCCTTCCGCCATCCCGAGCTGCCTATCTGTGCTGAGTTCAGCAAAGGCGGTGTAGAGCAGCGCCTCCCAGGCCGTCAGTTGCGGTGGGTCAGGGATTGAGACTGACCCACCGCTGCGCTTGGCCATCTTCCTGATGCGGTCAGCAGAATCGCCGTACTTTAGCTGATGCATCAGGAAGGCGATCAGTTTCCCGCAATCTCCTCGTTGGAGACACGCCGGAAGTGTTCCCGCGAGCCGGCGTGCGCTTGCAGCTCCGCGTACAGATCCGGCAGTTCTCGCATCAGCGCGATGGCCGTCTCGGTGCTGTACGGCAGCTCGACGCCATCTTGCCCACAGATCCCGGTCCAGTCCAGCAGCACAGTCGTACAGAAGACCTTCAGCAGCAGCTCGTAGGCGGTCTCGTCGGCAAGAGTGCCAGACTCGATCTGCTTTCCGTAGCGTTCCTGCATCCGCTGGAGCGCCTTGGTGTACTTCTTGTTACTGCGGCCTGCGCGCGCCAGCAGGAACTTCTGGTCATGGCCGGAGGGGCCGGGTCCGTAGTTGAACCACGCCCCCTCGTTTTCGGCCTGCTCGTCAGTCTTGAACACATCGTAGATGCTTTTGCCAGCCATTGTAGTCTCCTTGGTCGTTGTTACGCCATCGCGGCGTCGGGGAGATACGCGAAGTAGCAGTAGCACATCGTGACCCCGTCCTTGACCGCCGCGTTCATCTCCAGCGGGAGCATGATCGGCTCGTCAGACGAGACTTCCGCCTGCCCACCAGAGAGAGTGACCAGCGGCAGCGCCAGCGCGAAGCCAACATTGTCCCGCGCAGCGATAAGCTGCACAGCCACGTCGTCGTTGTCGCGAATGGCCTGCATAGCCGCCACACTGTCGAAGTAGGCGTTCATCGACCCGCTAGCTTCGAAGTCGCCGGTCGAGAAGTCGAACGCGCCAAGCACGCCGACAGCCTTGTTGGCGTTGATGCCGTTGTTCAACGTCAAGTCCATGCTCTCCAGGTAGCCGACCAGCGAAGCCTGCGTGGTGTCCTTCACCAGACGCGCCACGAACACGTCAGACGATGTGTTGAAGAACTCTTCGCTCTCCGGGGCGTGGAGAGTAGCGCCAGCCGCAGAGGACTTGATCGTGCCAGTTCCGTCGATGGTCTCCCGGTCGAGACCAACGTAGGACAGACTGACCGTGATCTTCTCCGCTTCGGGCAGCGACAGTTGCAGCTCGCTGGGAACCGCGCCAACGAGGTACTCGGCCTGCGGACCGTTGTCGTCTTCTCCCAGCGTGCGCTCCAGTTGGTACGTCCTGCGCACGATGTCCGCAGGGTCCGGCTCGTCGCGGAAGGCCCGCGCGGGGAAGAAAATCCGCACAGTCTTGCCAGTGCCAGCGTCACTCGCCGGCGTGCCAGTGAAATCCTTGATGAGGATCAGAGAAGCAGAGATAACGCTAGCCACGCGGGCGTA